TGCACCATAGCATGATGCGTCAAAGCTAGCATCGCCCAACTTGAAAAGGCTCCCATCGGTTGGCCTACGGCATACCTAAGGTTCTTTCCTTTGCTTCCTAGTCCCGCTGCCCTACAGGTCGACGACCCAAGGTAGTAGTTTCGGTTACAAAGCAATGCTTTCCAAGTAGCAGCAAAATGGCGCCCAAAGAACTGTAACAATAACAGTCCCTGAATAAGGACGGGTAACCTATCCGTCGCCGCACTCAGGTCAAAAGAATAAATCTTCTGATCAGACTTAACAAGCTTCAAAAGCCTTTTCACGGGCTTAAGCTGATTGAAAGTCCCATCTTGAGGGATCTCCCGTAATACGGAAAAGATCCACTCATGCAGCGGTTTCAAGGCAACTTGCGTCCAATAATCCACCATGGCGAAAACCCGGGCTTTGCCCGCGGGTTCTATCTTTACAGATAGCCGACCGTTACAATTAGATCCGTTTGGGTATTCTCTCCGCTTTCTTAGAGCAATCTCCTTGTGGGAGACTGTTTCCTCGTCTGCTTTGAAAACCTTTATTCCTTTTCTAACTCTCTCCAATACCGCGGACGACAACGTCATCCCTCTTGCGATTGGAGCGGCCTCCGCCACCTCAGTCATTTGGGTCCACAGGGATTTAGTCGTACCCGTTCCTCCCGGTGTTACCGAGAGATAACGGAACAAACTCCATCCCCACGCACCTTCTGTCCATCTCCTTGCGGAGTTGAACCTACAGCCGAATGAGGTTGATGGACCGACTTGGCCTACTTCCCAATCAATGTTAGGAAGGTCAGCCGAAGACTTCATTATGGGCAGCACTGATGGTCTCCCTAAGACATCGGTCCCAACGTCCAAGAGTTTCTCACCTACATGTACTTCAAGTTGTCGCACAAACCTACTTCGTATGAATACACACCACTCCTTAAGGAAAACTCTCGAAAGAGTTAACCCGGGGTCGGTGATGGTACCAAACTTATACTTCGGTTCGATTAACAATATCCGATACATGCCCAGTAACGTGAGCCAAAACCGAATGGTGGATCTGTCTCCCCGTCGAATGAAAGCCCGAGCGTAGCTCGGTATCACTCTAGGAAGATTAGACCCACCGGTGGCCACGGCTACCTTCGAGATCGCTCTCGAGGAAACCTTCAGTTCTGACCCTGGCACACCTTGCATCAGCAAAGTATGCGCAGTTTTCAAGTACTGGACTAGCCCTGGAACACCTTGCTTACGTACCATGATCGCAACCCATTTTGCGAAGGTTGCTAATTGGATGATCTTACTTCGAGAAGGCCTACCTGACACTAATCTTGCCCATGAAATCATGGGCTCCATTAGGTGTCTCCAGACTTTTAAATCTGGACGCCAATGGGCTAGTTTCGAACTAACTCTAAGGTTTTCAATCTTGAGAAGTTTGAAGAGCATTTTATTTATTACAATAATGTGCCTAGTCCACCTTCGGTTTCCACCCTTTCGGGTGGGCCGCAGGCGCTCCTGAGCGGAGGCGATAGGATCGCTGAAGGAATCCATCAGCAACCCCCTTTGGTTCCACTGACCCCTCTAAAGACTGACTGCAGACTGCAGTCGCCATCCTCAGAATTTTCAGCTTCTCCTAGGGAGCTCTTTTGGTACCTTCACTCTCATCTACCTGACGGTATACGAGATCCCGAGCGGTGGCTTTCTTGCCCAGTCTCGCTCCCTTTAGTGGACTTTGCGATACACATATTTCTATGAGTACCCTACTCATCGCTATCAAGGTTAAATAAAGGCTCAATTACCACCGGACATGTGTTGATCACATTCTGTACCTTCACTAGGTCCAGGCTGTACTCGGCGCTGTACTTCCATTCACGTCTATTACCCTTTCGGGGTTCAATCGCAGGTATAGCCTTGGCTACCGAGGCTCCCTTTCCCAGTTATCATCAGAATGCTGGGTCCCTATCTTACAAGGGCTCCGCTCTTAACGTTTGTTCCCACACAACATTTCTTTGTCTCGGTCCCGCCGATGGAGTCTCTACTGACTTGAAAGTCTAGTAGGGGCCTTCACTATAAGGCGCCCGACAATCTTGGTTCCAATCTCCCCGTAGCAGGTATCGCTCCTGTAGCGGGTATTCGAGGTCTGTGCTCCGATCCTGTTCTGCAGGACCGTACCCGTGCAAACGGAATACAGCGGCAAAGCTGCGTTACCGCCACACGCGGCGTGCTTGAGGCAGTGCCTCTACATTAGGTTCCA